ACTTGGAATTCTGAAAGAGATACCTGTGTTATTGAAATCGACAGATTTTAATATTGATTATGAGGGTGATTACAATGATAATGACACCAGAACTATTATTTGGACTTTGACTTTTACTGTCAAAGGTTTTGTATATGGTTCAACAAGTTCTGCTGGCCTAATCAAAACATCCATTACAAATATATACAATGATATACAAACAGGGACAAACGTATATTTCAATATGACCTCAGGTGGCACTGGAAATTATCAATTAGGTGAAATTGTATATCAAGGTTCTGCACCAGCACTTTCAATAGGAACAGGAAAAGTTATTGCATGGAGTAACACAAATAACCAGTTAACATTAACAAATATAACTGGAAACTTTGTTTCAAATCAACCAATCATTGGTATGAATTCACATGCATCACATTTGTTTAGCAGTTACTCGATTAATCCACCAAAAGTAGCAACAATCACTACTGTTCCAAATCCAACAAACGCTACAGCCAACTCAAATTATACATATACCACCACAATAACGCCATAAGACTATGAGTAACTTTGAAAAAAGCATGGAGCAAATCTTTGATGTTGCACCTGTAGAGAAGAAATATGAAATAACATCTGACGAAAGAAAGATGGAGTTGCCTGCGGTTTTGCCAGAAGATTTAAAAGTTGATCTTGCTGATGCTTATGAACAAACCAAAGCCAATTTACAGGAACTAATTGACCAAGGCAAAGAAGCCATGGGTGAGATATTACAAATTGCGAAAGATGGCCAACATCCAAGAGCATTTGAAGTATACGGTACTTTGCTTAAGAACGTGGTTGATGCCAATAAAGAACTACTGGCTGTTCAAAAACAAATGAGAACTATGGATGGAAAGAATAACGGCGGCGATACCAACATAGACAAAGCAATTTTTGTTGGGTCTACAGCAGAGTTAAACAAGTTGCTTAAAGGTAAGGAATGAGTAACTTGGACATAAGAGATTCGTATCGGGACAATCCTATGCTTAAAAAAGCAGGGATTAAAGTCAACTTCACCAAGCAACAGGTTGAAGAATACATTAAATGTGCCCGTGATCCTGTTTATTTTGCAGAAAACTACATCAAAATCGTTAACGTTGACCAGGGTCTGATGAAGTTCAAGATGTGGGACTTTCAGAAAGATATGATTCGTGTCTACCACGAAAACCGTTTCTCAATTACAAAGTGCCCCCGTCAGGTCGGTAAAACTACCACATCGGTTGCTTATCTTTTATGGTTAACTTTGTTCTCCGATACACAAAACATTGCTGTTTTGGCCAACAAAGGTTCACTAGCACGTGATATTTTGGCCAAGTATCAACTGGCATACGAAAACTTACCAATGTGGTTGCAACAAGGTGTTGTGACGTGGAACAAAGGTAACGTAGAACTGGAAAACGGATCAAAGATCCTAGCGGCTTCAACATCAAGCTCAGCCGTTCGTGGTGGATCTTTTAACTGTGTATTCCTGGACGAATTTGCGTTCGTTCCAACAAACATTGCTGATGAGTTCTTCAACTCTGTTTACCCCGTTATCTCATCCGGTAAAACTACCAAGATCATTATTGTTTCCACACCAAACGGCATGAATCTGTTCTACAAATTGTGGATGGATGCCATTGGTAAGAAGAATGGATACAAGCCATTTGAAATTCACTGGTCAATGGTGCCTGGTCGTGATGAAGTATGGAAAGAAGAAACAATCCGCAACACATCAGAAGAACAGTTCCGTCAGGAGTTTGAATGTGAGTTCTTGGGTTCTACCAATACTTTGATTTCTGGCGTAAAACTCCAACAATTAGTGTATCGTGACCCTGTATATGAACACGACAAAGTTAAAATATATGAGCAACCAATCAAAGCAGAAGATGGTGAAGTGGAAAAAGATCACTTATATGCCATTTGCGTTGATGTATCTGAAGGTAAGAACCTGGACTGTTCGGCTTTTAATGTGTTTGATATTTCGACCATGCCATATAAACAGGTGGCATCATATCACAGTTCTTCCATAACTCCAGTATTGTTCCCAACCATCATTTATAATGCGGCCAGATTATACAATGACGCATATGTTTTGGTGGAAATTAACAATACTCCACAAATTGCAGAAACTTTACATAACGATTTAGAATATGAAAATCTATGGAAAGTACATACTGGCAATAAAAAACCACAACAACTGAGTGCGGGTTTTGCCCGTGGTGTTCAGTTGGGTGTCAAAATGTCACCTCAAGTTAAACGTATAGGGTGCTCAAACCTTAAGATGTTGATCGAAGGTGATAAACTTTTAATTAATGACTTTGATACATATTCCGAATTGACAACATTCATTCAGGATAAAAATAGTTTTGCGGCCGAAGAAGGTGCAAACGATGACTTAGTTATGTCCATGGTTATTTTTGCATGGGCAACTACGCAAAAATACTTCAAAGAGATCGTAAATCACGATATTCGTAAACAAATACAATTAGAAAAATTAAATCAAGTAGATGATGAAACACTACCAGAGATGATAGTAGAAGATGGAAGGCCATCTGGTCTAGAGTTTATCGACGGTGACCTGTGGGAAACTGTTGATGGATCACCTCAAAGTGGTACATATGATGCGTTCATCAGAGACATGATGCGAAATCTATAAAACTGGTGGTAAATAAATAGTTCTTATGGTATTCACTGCCACAAATTCAGAATAATCAAGGAGAATCTACAAATGGCACAATCCGCTCAACTATCTCCAGGCGTGCTAGTAACTGAGACCAATTTAACAACAATTGTTCCTTCAGTTTTAACCACCGCCGGAGCATATGCAGGTGCTTTCAACTGGGGTCCAGCGAACAAAATCATTAACGTTGACACAGAAAAGACACTATTAAATAATTTTGGTAAACCAGACAGCAATACCGCTTCTTCTTGGTTCACTGCGGCTTCTTTCTTAGCTTATGGTAACAATCTTCAAGTTGTTCGTGCGGCCAATACCGGTACACTAAATGCTGTATCCACTGGTTCAGCAGTTCAAATTTTAAACCGTGATGTTTTCCAGTATACATACTTGCCATCTGGCGCATCAAATGCTTATGGTCCTTTCGTTGCTCGTCACCCAGGTGCTCTAGGTAACTCATTGACCGTTTCTGTTATTGATGCAGGTGCAACATCTTCTCAATATAGTAACTGGCAAATTGCTTTAACAAACTCACAGGGAACAAACTACGCTAACGTTTCGTTGGCAGGTTTCTTTAGTGCTCAGCCTTCAACAGGATACGCAGTATCTCAAGTTGGTGGCGCAAATGACCAAATTCACGTTGCTGTTGTTGACACTGGTGGTTTGTTCACAGGCACAAAAGGTGCTGTATTGGAAGTATTCCCATTCTTGTCTAAAGCATCAGATGCAGTAGATTCTACTGGCCAATCTAGCTACTACAAGAATGCAATTTTCAATCGCTCTAACTATATTTTTGCAATTGATCCTGTAAACTACAGTTCAACAAGTGCAACTTGGGGCAAAACATCCGCTAACACTAGCTTTGCAACGTTGTCAGGTTCATACACATTTGCATTGACTGGTGGTACAGATGCGGCTCTAACAGACGGTGATATTGTTACCGCTATGAATAGTTTTGCCGATAGCGCACAAACTGCAATTTCTCTACTTGTTACAGGTCCGTATACCAACACAGCAGTTCAAACTGCCGCTGTAAATATTGCCGCAACACGTAAAGATTGTGTGGCGTTCGTTTCACCTCCACAATCCGCTGTTGTTAATAACGCAGGCTCAGAACAAACTTCAGTAACTTCTTGGATGTCAGGTCTTTCTTCATTGACTGGTGGTCCAACAGGTTCATATGCTGTTGCAGATTCTGGTTGGAAATATCTGTTTGACCGCTACAACAACACATACCGTTGGGTTCCTCTGAACGGCGACATTGCTGGTTTGTGTGTATACACCGACACAAGCACTGCTCCTTGGTTCTCGCCAGCTGGTTATACACGTGGCGGTATCAAGAATGTTATTAAGCTTGCATGGAATCCAACACAGGCTGGACGTGATGCATTGTACCAAGTTGCTGTAAACCCAGTTGCTTCATTCAACGGCCAAGGTACAGTATTATTTGGCGACAAGACAATGCAAACACAACCTTCAGCGTTTGATCGTATCAACGTTCGTAGATTGTTTATCACAATCGAGCAAGCAATTGCTAAAGCGGCACAATACTCATTGTTTGAATTTAACGATGCGTTTACTCAAGCACAATTTGTTTCTATGATAACTCCTTACTTGAGACAAATCCAATCTCAACGTGGTATTACATCGTTCAAAGTTGTTTGCGATTCAACAAACAATACACAAGCTGTCGTAAATGCTAACCAATTTGTTGGTGACATTTATATTCAGCCTGCTCGTTCTATCAACTTTATCCAGTTGAACTTTGTTGCTGTTGGTACTGGTGTTACATTCAACACAATTACTACCACAACAGCCTAATAAATATTCAACGAATAGGAGAAAAAAATGGCTTTTAATGTGTCACAATTCACAAACCAGTTAGTAAACGATGGAGCAAGACCAAATCTGTTCCAGGTTTCCTTACCTGGTCTGCCAACACCACTAGGCACAAACAATTTGCAGAACGTTTCTAATCCAAGCACACGTTTATCTTTTATGGCCAAAGCGGCTCAACTTCCAGGTTCAACACTTGGTCAAGTTCCACTTTACTACTTTGGCCGTGAAGTTAAGTTTGCTGGTAATAGAACATTTGCTGATTGGACATTGACCATCGTTAACGATGAAGATTTCACCATCAGAACCGCACTAGAAACCTGGATGAACTATATCAATAGTAATGCAGGTAACGTTAGAGGAACAGGTAATGCTCCTTTATTAAGCACTGCTGGTCAATCTTATGCTCTAGATGCAGTTGTTAACCAATATGGTAAGAACGGAAA